GGGAAATTGCATCTGAGATTTATCAGGAAGGAGATGTGGTGGGTCATGTCGAATACATTTCGGACCGATGGAACTGCGCGGATAGGGTGAGGTTTTTGTTGAGGGTAATAAAGGAGGGAAGATGAACAGCGAAGAAATTATCCGCATGGCACAGGATGCTGGGCTTTATTTTTATGTAAATGGAAAACTCTTTCCGCAAGCATTGACTGCGGAAGAGAGTAGTAGAGCGTATGAAAGATTCGCCGAGCTTGTCGCCGCTTCTGAACGCGAAGCCTGTGCGAAGATTGCCGAGACGGCGATCTACCGGCACGACATTGCCGATGCAATACGAAAAAGAAAAGAGGAGAGTGAGTGTTAAGACGTGACTCCGTACAACATTGTTGCCAGAACGCTTGGGATAAATCCGCACACTGATCCAAAAGCGATTACCCGTGCCATGCGAGCCATGGCACCTTTCGCCACGGTGTACATTGTAGATGGGAAATTTTATTGCGTTGCAAAACGACCGCCTGATACAGAGGGCTGGGTGCTGCATAAAGACCAGCGATATACAAAACAGAAAGTGGGAAAACTTTGGGTAAAAGAATAAGGACTACCCCAAGATGAAGTTAGTTATATTTATACACAACCTAAACTACAGATGCGGAGCTTTATCGCATTACGTGGTGCTCGCAAACAAACTAGAAGCAGACGGTATAAACGTGCATTTCGTTTATTTCGATAGGGCTATAGTCAACAGTGAGTATTTGAACATCAAGCAGCTAAGTTGTTCGCACTACTCCGAGGCTGTAGACGTATTACGTGAATCTGAGATATGGATGGCGGATCACTTTCCTTTGTTAGATCACGTCAGGAGTATAAATTATAAATACAGAAAGCCTTTAATTATCACAGTACATTTTTTATCTATGCTTGATTCTATATGTAAGAAACCGGCAGATATTAAATGGCCCGAGCGTGTTCTGTGCTTTAATACCTTTAGTAAAAATTATTTAGCTGGGCTCAAAGTTAAAGCCACTGTGTTGGGTCCGCTAATAAACGAGAGCGATATACACGTGGCCCCCGATACGTTTGATACAGATAGACGAGTATCTGTAGGAGACATCAACATACGGAAAGGGGTGCACTTATTTACCAATATAGTTAGTCAGCTACCGGACGTTCAGTTCTTTGGAGTAAAGAGTTACAACGAGATTCAAGATTCTACTATTCCACTACGGCGGTTTAACAATATTCAGATACTTAATTTTGTATCTCCGGTCTCACTATTTCTTCGTCGAGTAAGAATTTTATTGGTACCTAGCATAACTGAGAGTTGGTGCAGGATTGCGTTTGAAGCTATGTATAACGGTATCCCTGTTATATACACGGCACCATACAAGAACACGACTGGAATCGCTGAAGAATCCACGGAAGGTATGCAGGAATGGATACAGGATGGGGCTATGAGCCGCGCTCATAACGATGTAGCTGCGTGGTGTGAGGCTATACGTAGGTTAGACAATGAAGACGAGTACGAGATGTGGAGTAAGAAAGCTAGAGGGAGAGCCAGCAAACTTAAAGTATTTACTAATACAGATAAGTACAAGAAACTCATAATGGGAGAAAGTAATTATGAATAGGAAAGAAGTACTAGACCGAGCAGCCGAGTGTGTTCTTAGGGACAGGAATACTCAATACGGGGCACCCGAGAACACGTTCACCGAGATCGCAGGCTTGTGGTCTTTGTATTTGGGGCATCTTATTCAGCCGCATGACGTGGCGCTCATGATGGCGCTACTGAAGATTGCACGCCTGAAGGGCAATCCGACTCATGGAGATTCGTGGGTGGATCTCGCGGGCTATGCTGCCTGCGGATCTGAATCGTCCGAGTTAGTCCGGACCAACGACCCAAAGTAAGAGTTATTGCAAGCCGCCATGACTCTACCAAAACTCCCGACAAGTCCTAACCGTGCGCGCGTGTACAAGTTTTCTCATCCAGAATACCGACGGTATTTTGTTACTGAGGAGGAATACATCTTAGCTATGGAGAAAGCGGACACATTAGAAAGTAAGGGGCTAAAAAATAGAGCTTGGCGGGTGAGATTAAACCTTGACTCTAATAAACCATAGGGTTAGGCTGATGAAGCCTATGTTGGCATACGGAGTTACATAAATGTCGAATAAAGAACAAGCTAAGAAGCTGTATTCAGTGATCGATGAATCGTCGGGCGCTACGATGTACGTGAAGGCTAAGTCTAAGCTGGCTGCCCTGCGTTTCGCTGTAGGAAGTCTGTATACCGTAGCAGAAGTGAATGCCAAGAACGCTGAGAGTCTGGCACACGCACTTGCGAGCGGTGAGCAGATTCACGAAGGATGACAGGACGGGGGGTGATGAGCCCCCCTACTGTTTCACAAACCGGCAAGAGCAACCGACATGCGAAAAATACTAGACAAGATTCTCTATTCCCTGTGTTGCGAAGAGGTCAAGCTAATTCTGAATCGGATGGAGGATTGTCCAAACGACTTCATGAATTTCCAGAGTGAAATCCAACTAGATCCTTCTGAGTTCAAACTATCCTACACCAACCGCCCATGGGTTGAATCAAATCGCCGGTGGCGAACGCTGGTTGAGGCGGGGTCTTTTTCCAGATACGAGTACTATGTGATACGTCGCCGACTGCGCCAACTCGACATCGAGTCTACTAAACAGAAAGTCTATGAGGTTTTGTTTAAGTAATGGAATTCATAACACTAGATTTTGAGACTTATTACGACAAAAATTTTAGTCTTACTAAGTTGACGACTGAAGAATACATTCGTGATGACAGATTTGAGATCATCGGCGTAGGCGTCAAAGTTGGAGATGGCGCGACTAACTTCTATTCAGCACCGCTGGATACTCTGCGGCAAGTACTTACTGAGAAATATGACTGGGCAAATGCTATCTGCATAGCGCACAACGCGCAGTTTGACGCCGCCATTCTGACTTGGAAGCTGGGGATCAAACCTAAGCACTGGGTGGACACGCTGGCTTTGGCACGGGCGATTGACGGGTTGGAGGTCAGTGGAAGTCTCAAGGCGGCAGCGGAACGGCACGGGCTGGGTGAGAAGGGTACCGAGGTTATAAACGCTATCGGTAAACGCCGAGTGGACTTCTCTCGGGATGAGTTGCACCGCTACGGTACGTACTGCATTAACGACGTAGATCTTACATGGAAGTTGTATTGGGTATATGAGCCGAGCGTTACATCTACCGAACTAGAAGTAATCAACATCACCACCAAGATGTTCAGCGAGCCGGTGCTGGAGCTGAATCTACCCTTGCTGGAGCTGCATTTAGAGGAAGTCAGGGAGCGTAAGGAACAGTTGTTGAACGGTCTCGGGTTTGATCGGAAACGACTGTCATCTAACCCACAATTTGCCGACGTGCTAAGAGAGTTAGGGGTAACCCCACCCACTAAAGTATCTGTACTTACCGGTGAGCCTACTTACGCTTTCTCCAAAACCGACGAAGGATTTACGGCGCTGCTGGAACACTCAGATTTTCGAGTGCAGGCAGTGGCAGCGGCTCGGTTAGGTGTGAAATCCACACTAGAAGAAACTCGCACTGAGCGGTTTATTAGCGTCGCCAAGCGAGGTTCTCTTCCCGTACCGCTCAGATATTACGCCGCGCACACAGGGCGTTGGGGTGGATCTGATAAAATTAATTTGCAGAATCTGCCAAGCCGAGGCACTAACGCCAATGCGCTGAAGATGGCCATTGTTGCCCCTCCCGGATACGTCATTATCGACTCAGACTCCTCTCAGATTGAGGCTCGCGTGCTGGGATGGCTTGCGGGACAGGAAGATCTAGTAGAGGTATTTGAGAAGAACAACGCCGAGATCCTAGCCGGAGTACCCAAGGAAGAGATGGTACATGACCCGTACAAGATCATGGCGTCCAAGATCTACCAGACTGCACCAGAAAACATCTCCTCATCACAGCGGTTCATGGGAAAGACCGTGGTGCTTGGGTGCGGGTATGGCATGGGGGCGGTAAAGTTCAAAGCGCAGGTTGCTCAGTCTAATGTATTCCTAAGCGAGCTGGAGGCCAGCGCGATCATCAATACATATCGCGACACTTACCCGAACATCCCCGCGCTATGGAGGCAGGGTCAGGCGTGCTTGGAAGCGATGGTCAATAATCAGATAGCGGACATTGGCGTACAACCTAGGGCCTTGACATTAACTTCGCGTGGGTTCTTACTACCCAGTGGGCTATATCTGAACTACGCCGGTCTGGACAAAGGCCCAAATGGAGAGTTTTCGTATCTCACTAAGTCCGGGCGTAAAAAGATTTATGGCGGAAAAGTTATCGAGAACCTATGCCAAGCTATCGCCCGTTGCATCATTGCCGAGCAGATGGCATGGATATCACGCAAATACAAAGTTGTTCTAACAGTTCATGACGCTATTGCGTGTGTGGTTAAAGAAAGCGAAGCGCAAGAAGCCGCCGACTACGTAGAATCATGTATGAGGCGTCCCCCGGTATGGGCTGAGGGGCTTCCACTAAATTGCGAATATGGGATTGGAAAAAGTTATGGAGACTGTTAGAGATTACTCGGTGTATATCGTCGAGCTAAAAAAGCGCATTGTTGATCTGGAAAAGTATTGCTTGCATGGAGTGGTGAAGGACGACGCTCAAGCGTATCGGACGATTAAGGATACGGTGTCTAACATGGTTACAACTCTTACCCATCTTTATGAATGGGCCGACATCAGTGAAAGGACTAAATGATGAACGTAGTTACTAAAACTATTCCACTTACTCAGTATCAGAAAGATGCTAAGTATTTCTTCGATTCTATTTACAAGCCTATGTTGGCCCGCGTTACAGGCGGTTCAGCCGCACAGGGGTACCGCTTCCCTAGTCCAAAGGAAGCTAACAAAGAAGCATGGGAGTGCGCCTATCTGCACGCGGGTTTGCTGCCACGTAATGCTGTGTACTCGGTGACGGATACGCCCCCGGACCCGTGGGCGAGTTGGCGTGGGAGTCCGACGGACCCGAATTTGGAATCACGGAAGAAGAACATCGTAAAAACGTACGTTGTAAATATCAAGACGAACCAAGTATACGATCACAGAATCCGGTATTTTGTCCCTGAGCCGTGGGCAACGCAGCTTGGGTTTACGAATGCTAGATTCGCCGCAAACATGTCGCCTGATTGGTAACTATGAATACGTGGTCTTACTCCTCTCTATCCTTGTTCAAGCAGTGCCCGAGAAAGTACTACAGGCTTCGCATTGCTAAGGACATCATTGAACCCGAAGCCGAGCACTTGATTTATGGAAAGGAAGTTCACAAGGTAGCAGAGGAGTATGGCCGCGACGGTGTTAAGATCCCTGCCAAATACAGTTTTATAAAGCCGCATATAGACGCCCTAATGGAGATCGAGGGCGATAAGTATTTCGAGTATGAGATGGGGCTGACCAAGGATAGAGCCCCCTGCGGGTTTAGAGATGAAGCGGCATGGTGGCGAGGTATCGCCGACTTCATGGTAATGCCGACGAATGGATCCAGTGGGTTCATCGTAGACTATAAGACTAGCAAGAGTGCGCGTTACGCCGACACCAGTCAGTTGGAGATACTCTCGCTCGCCGTGTTTGCGCATTTCCCGCATATCGAGAAAATCAAATGCGCGTTGATGTTTGTGGTGTCTGAAGAGTTTGTACCGATTGAAGTCACGCGCGAAGACATTCCTAAAATGTGGGCTGTGTGGGACGAGCCCACTAAGCGCCTAGAGATAGCGCACGAATCAGGGGTGTGGAATCCAAGTCCGAATTTTACTTGCCGCAAGTGGTGTCCCGTCATCGACTGCGAGCACAATGGGAGAGCCTAGATGCCCTACGTAAACAAGCCAAGGCCGTACAAGAAAGAATACCAGCAGCAGCTAGAACGCGGAGAAGCGCCGACACGGAAGAAGCGGGCGCAGGCTAGGTATCAGATGGATAAGAAGGGAGTCGATAGAAAGGGAAAGGACATAAATCACGTGGTCCCGCTATCCAAGGGCGGCAGTAACGGTGCAGGTAACTTAAAACTTACTACGCCGAGCAACAACAGGAGTTTTTCCCGGAACTCTGATCATACGGTAAAGGTAAACAAACCAACGAGGAAACGATGATGATCAAAACAACAGATACATTTGTAGTTGATGGCACTAAAGCTGTTACGGCGTTAGCGCACCTTACTTTATTCCAACAAAAAATCGAGGCTACTAAACAGAATGAATTGGACGAACGATACGAGGAAATAATTGCCCATTTGGTCAAGGCTACAGAGCTACTTACCGACGCGGTTCAAAGTAGCTGTGACACTGAGGGAGAATTTTTAGCCACATGCGCGGTGGCATACGGCAGGGCTTTTGGAAGTGTGAGTCAGCGCCATGACTGATGAAAAAGAAGTGAATGAACTAGACGATCTGGAAGCGGATCTTTTGATGATGATTGAGCACGTCGCTCTAGCGTTAGCGCATCTGATGCAGGTGTATGAAGGTCCTTCAGAAGTAAAAAACCCGCATGTCGTCGAGGCCGCACAGTTACTTAACAATGTAGTTATCAATCAATGCTCAAGCGCCGATCAGTTTTCTAAAATCATGGGACTAGCTATCGCCGAAATAAAGAAAACTAGTAGAAATTCTCAGAGTGTCCTTCACTGATTTATGCAAATTATAGATAACAAAAAACTAATTGTTCGTACAAGGAACCCACACCGTATCACGGACGTGATACCCAACAGTGGAGTAGTAAACGTA